CGGCCGCTTCCCGCTCGGCAAGCCGCCGGGTCCCGAAAACGACGCCGAACCCGCGCCGGCGCAGAAAGCAGCCTGACCCATGGAACGCGACTCCCTGCTCGTCGGCGACGAGATCCTGCTCTATGGCGACGTCGGCGACCCCTGGGGCTGGGGCGAGGGCTTCACCGATCGGGACGTCGTTCTCGCGCTCGCCGAACACGGGCCGGGTGACGTGACCGTGCGCCTCAACTCGGGCGGCGGCATCGCGACGTTCGGCGTCGCCATTTATTCGGCGCTAAAGGCGCATCCCGGCAAGGTCACGGTCAAGATCGACGGTCTGGCGGCCTCGGCTGCCTCGATCATCGCCATGGCGGGCAACGATATCCTGATGCGCGAAGGCGCGCTGCTGATGATCCACGACACGCGCACCGTCGCCTGGGGCGAGGCAGCGGAGCTGCGGCGCGCTGCCGATATTCTCGATACGCTCTCGGCCCAGTACGCGGGGATCTACGCCCGCAGGTCCGGCCAGGCGGAAGCCGACGTTCGCGCCCTGATGCTGGCCGAGACATGGATGAGCGCCGAGAGCGCCATCGCCGCCGGGTTCGCTACCGGCACGATCGATGAAGCCGAAGCGGTCGCGTTCGCGCGGTTCGACTATCGCGTCTACGCGAAAGCCCCCGAAGGGCTCGGCACTGCGACCGATGCCTGGCTGAAGCGCGAGCGCGAGGTCGTCGCATCGCGCTCACGATCCCCCCTTTTCGCGGCGGCCGCCGCAAAGCCCGCCGGTTCGCCGGCTCCGAAGGAGAAGACCATGGACCCCGAGACCCCCCCGGCGGCCCCCACCGCCACCGTCGTCACCGCGCCGCCCGCGCCCCAGCCGGAGCCCGTCGCCAAGGGCTGGGCGGTCGAATTCTTCGCGCTGGCCGGCAAGTCGGGCCTGACGCTGCAGGAATCGAACGAGATCATCACGGCCTGCGCCGATCTCGCCACCGCCAAGGACAGGGTGATCGACCTGCTGGCCGCGAAACAGTCCGGCCATGTGCCGAACCCGGCCGGCGGCATTTCCGTCGGCATGGACGCGCGCGACAAGTTCGTCGCCGGCGCGTCGCAGGCGCTCGCCGCCACCGCCGGCCTGGAGAAGCACGACCCGCAGTCCGAGTTCCGCGGCATGAAGCCGATGGACCTGGTGCGCGCCACGCTGCAGCGGCACAACATTCGCGCCGGCCTCGACCCGATGAAGATGGTCGCCGCCGCCATCACGCAGTCGGGCGGTGATTTCTCGCAGATCACCTTCAACATCGCCGAGAAGGCCATGTTGAAGGGCTACGAGGAGACGGAGGAGACGTTCCAGCTCTGGACCGGCAAGTCGTCCGTGCCGGATTTCAAGCAGGCCCGCCGCGTCGATCTCAACGCGCTGCCCAGCCTGCCGAGGCTCACCGAGAATTCGGGCTACCAGTACCTGACCACCGGCGACCGCGGCGAGGTGTACTTCGTCGCAACCGCCGGCGGCGCCTTCAACCTGTCGCGTCAGGCCATCATCAACGACGACCTCGACGTGTTCTCCAAGATCCCCGCGCGCCTTGGCCGCGCCGCGAAGCGCACCGTCGGCAACGATGTCTATGGCCTGCTCGCCGCCAACCCGGTGATGGCCGACGGCACGGCGCTGTTCCACAACAACCACAAGAACCTCGCCACCGGCGGCGGCTCGGCCCTCTCGGCCACCAGCCTGCAGGCCGCGGACCTCGCCATGGGCCTCCAGACCGATCGGTCGCAGACCAAGGTGGTGCTCAACATCGCGCCGAAGCATTTCATCGGCCCGCGCGCCCTGAAATACAGCGTCATGCAGCTCCTGCATTCCACGGCGCAGCTCGGCCAGGCCAACCCCGGCATCACCAACCCGGTTCAGAACATCGTCGAGAGCATCATCACCGAAGCCCGCCTCGACGCGCAGTCTGCGACCGCATGGTATCTCGCGGCCGACGCCGCCCAGAACGACACGGTGGATGTCATCTACCTCAACGGCGTCGAGACGCCCTACATGGAGCAGGATCGCCCCTGGGATGTCGACGGCGTCGCCTGGAAGGTGCGCCACGACTACGGCGTCAAGGCGTTCGCCTGGGAAGGTCTCTACAAGGCCGCCGGGGCTTAATCACCCCATCGCCGCGCCGGCCGATACCGGCGCTGAAATCCTCCACCTCTACCGGCGCACCAACGGGGCCCCATCGCCGCGCCGGGGTGGCCGCGCTCAAGCGGCGATGGGGTGCACAACAAGGAGCCACGTCGATGGCCGTCAATTTCCTCTACGACAAGAACAAGGGTATCCCCTTCACCGCGCCTGCCGGCGGCGTCGTCTCCGGCGTGCCGGTGCTGATCGGCGCGATCCTCGTCGTGCCGCTGCATTCGGCGAACGCCGGCGAGCAGTTCACCGGCATGCACAGCCATGTGTTCAGCCTGCCGAAGGCGGCCGGCGCCATCGCCGAGGGCGCGATCGTCTACTGGGACAACGCGGCCAAGAACGTCACCACGACGGTCGGTTCCAACACCAGGATCGGCTTCGCCGGCTTCGGCGGTGCCGCCTCGGGCGACGCTAACTGCCCTGTGGTGCTGAACGGCACCGTCTGACGTGACGGCGCCGTTCGATCGCCTCGACGCCATCGCCGCCGGCACGCTCACGGCGGTGATGGGCGAGGCGTTCACGCTGCTGCCGCGCGCCGCCTCGGCCGATGTCAACGCACCGGGGCAGGGCGCCGATCCCGACCGCGCCGCGAGGACCGTCATCGGCATCTACCGCGATGCGCCGCAGAAACTGCACATCGTCAACGCCTTCGACCGGCAGGCCGACCAGCGGCCGGGCGCGGCGATCGGCGAGCCGACGATCGAGATCGATCCGCGCATCCAGTCGCCGGCGCTCGCCTTCCTGCCGCGCAAGGGCGACCAGATCCGGCGCGAGAAGGACGGCGCGCTCTATGAGCTGCTGCACGCCGACAGCGACGGCATGAGCCGGCTCCTCTGTCGCGTCAACCGCATCCAGTAGGCGGCGCTCTGCGCAGCATCTCCAGCGGGTCCCCGAGGCCGGCGCAGGGGTGTCAGCGAGAGGCCGGCCTCGGGGAGCAACAATGTCCCTGCACCGTCTGGCGCTCCGCCTCGCCGCCGTCGAGGCGCTGAACCCGTCGGCCACCGTGGCGTCCGGCCCCTGGCCGACCATCGCGGGCGGCCGAGTCTTCGACAGTCGTCAGGCGGCGCTCGACGAACTCACGGATTTCGAAGTCCGGCCGGTCCTCGTCGTCTACACCGAGGAAGAGAGTTCGGACGCTTACGCCGGCGCGCCCTACAACGCCGACGAACACATGGTCGATCTCGTCGTCGAGGCGATCATGGCGGTGAAAGGCTCGGTCGAGATCGAGCAGGCCGACGGCGGGATGGTGACGGTCGGCACGGTCGACACGCCGGTCTCCGATCCGCAGCACGAAGCGCTGCTCGACTGGCTCGAGGCCGGCGTGCGCCGCGCCTTCGACCGGACGCTCGTGCCGGCGGCGAGCGCGCTGCTTTACCGGGTCGGTATGGAAGTGCGCTCGATTACCTCCGCGCCGCTGCGCACGGAGGGCAAGAGCGTGCGCCTCGCCGCCCGTACCGTCACCTTCAAGATGAAGGTGCAGGGCGACGACTGGCGGAAAGTCAACGCCCGCGGCGTGCCCTGGCCGCTCTCGATCGTCGATGACGGCCTGCAGGTGGGTTATGCGCGCGCCATCCTCGATGCGGTGGCCGCGACGCTGCCGCCGGCCGATCCGCAACCGCAGCCGCTCGATGCGGTGGTGATGTATGTCGGCGTGGACCGTCTGCCCGCCGACGCGGACGATGCCGACCTGATCGCCTCGCAACCGCCGTTGCCCGCGCCGCCCGGCCAGGCCGGCCGGCTGGATTTCGAGGACGCCGACAACAGCGGCGCCATCGTGCTGCTGGCGCGCCGCCGCCGCCTTTGAACTGTCAGTCGCTGCGCGGCGATCGCCGCCGCTGGAGGTAGCCCATGCCGACAATTCGCTGCGTTCTCGCCGATCCCGAGGCCGTGTTGCCCATGCCGGACCAGCAGTTCCGGCCGTTCTCGGCCGAGGGCGAGGATATCGACCCTCTGCACCCGTTCTGGGCCGTCTGCCTCGCCGACGGTTCCGTCGTTCCGGCCGATGCGGCCGAACTGAAGGAAAAGCGCTCCAGGGGCTGAGGTCCGCTCGTCAACGCTCACCGGCACAGGAACCGATCATGACCGGAATCGTCTTCAACCAGATCCCAGGCTCCGGCCTCACCGCGCCGCTGTTCGCCTTCGAGGCGAATTCCGGCGGCCAGTTCGACAGCGTCTCGCGCCTGGTGCTGCTCGGCTACAAGGTGTCGGCGTCGCCGCTGCCGGCGAACACGCCGACGGTCTGCGCCACGCTCGCCGACGCCGATGCGCTCTGCGGTCGCGGGTCGATGCTGCGCGAGATGTTCCGCATCGCCCGCCAGAACGCGCCGGTGCAGGAAGTGTGGCTGGTGGCGCTCAACTCCACCGGCGGCGCTCTCGGCGTGTGGACGTACACGATCGGCACCGTGCCCGCCGCGGGCGGCACCGGATACATCAACATCGGCGGCGAGACGATCGCCGTGCCGGTCGCCGCCGGCAGCACGGCCGCGCAGGTGGCGACCGCCATCAACACGGCGCTTCAGAGCTATTCCAACGGCGTCACCGGGGCGTCGCTTCCCGTCTGGTCAACCGTGGCTTCCAACGTCGTCACCATGACGAGCTGGAACGGCGGCGCGATCATGTCGCAGCTCGCGTTCTCCTTCCCGACGATCGCCGGCAACATCTTCGACGCCACCTGGCTGACGCTGGCGAACACCGTCGCGCCGGCCGGCACGCCGGACATCGCCTCGGCGCTCGCCGCCATCGGCGACCAGCCGGCCGACCTGATCGTCAATCCATGGGGCGACCAGATCACGCCCTTCACCGCGTTTCTGGGCGAGACATCCGGCCGCTGGAGCTACGCGCGCCAGACCTACGGCCACATGCTCACCTGCAACACCGGCACGGTGTCGCAGCAGACGACGCTCGGCCTCGCGCTGAACGATCGCCACGCCACCGTGATTCCGCGCTTCGCCGGCTCGGCCGAACCGCCCTGGCTTTGGGCGGCCGGCATGGCGGCCCGCGTGCTGCCCTGGCTGTCCGATTGCGTCACCGGCAATGTCTCCCGCAACCAGACGGGCCTCGTCGTCGAGGGCCTGACGCCGCCGGCCGATCAGTCGCTGTGGCCGAACTACGCGACGCGGAACACGCTGAACAACAGCGGCATTTCCGGCTGGTACGTCACGGCCGACGGCAAGATCGCGGTCGACAAGCTCGTCACCGCGTACCGGCTCGGCCCGTCCGGTCAGCCGGACAGCGTCTTCCGCGATATCCAGAGTGTGTTTCAGCTCTCGGGCGGCCTGTCCTACATTCGCGCCCAGCTCGCGACCGAGCAGGGCCAGAAGGCGATTGCGGACGCCAATCCGGGCAATCTCGGCGCGCTCACCACGCCGGCCGAGATCGACGCCAGTATCATCCACGCCTATTCCGATCTCGTCGCGCGCGGCGTGTTCGAGAACGTCGACGGCTTCACCACACGGCTGCGCTCGCAGCGCAACGTCGCCAATCCCGCCCGCTTCGACGTGCTGATGCCGATGGATCGGGTCAACCCGCTCGATATCCTCGCCGTCAACGCGCAGATCTACGCGCAATTCCGGTAACCCGTCGCCGCGCGAGCGCGGCGTCCCCTGTGCGGCGACGAACCCTCGTTGCCGCGCCAACCGCTTCCTTCCCGGAGACCACCCATGTCCACGTTCGGCGGCACCATGCGCCTCACCATCAACGGCCTGCCGCGCACCCTGCGTGGGGCGTTTCACCTGATGCCGACGAATTCGGAAGTCGACAAGATCGACAATCAGGACGGAAGCGTCTCGCGCACGCTCAAGCCGATGGCCTTCGAGGCCGACGTCACCTTCGAGGACGACGGCGGCGACTGGGGTGCGGTGATGACCATGCCGGCCGGCAACATCACCATTCTGGAGGATCAGACCGGCCGGCTGCACATGTGGACGCGAGCCTTCTTCACAGGCCGGCCGAACATCGACCGTGGCTCCGGCGAGGTGTCCGGCCTCAAGATCGTCGCGCCCGCGTATCAGGTGAGGGGCTGAATATGGCTAAGACCGTCACCATCCAGCTCGATGAGCCGATCGAGGGCCATCCTGGCGACAAGCCGATCACCCGCATCGTCATTCGGGCGCCGACCTATGAAGACTATATGGGGCGCGGCGAGCCGTTCGAATTCGGCATCGCGCCCGGTTCGCGAATTCCGTTCATGGTCGAGAACAAGGACATCATTCGGGAATACGCCGAGTTACTCGTGATCGAGCCCAAGGACGTGTTTCTATTGAGACAGGCGGACTACAAGGTGGCCCGCAAGGTCAAGCGGGCCATCATGGATTTTTTCCGGGACGGCGGCGAGGCAAGCGAGGGCTCGCCGACCTAGCGGACGACCTCGTCTTCGACCTCGGCTTCTCGCCGAATGTCGTGCGCGAAATGACCTTCGACGAAATCATCTACTGGTACGAGCGCGCCGTGAAAAAGGCTGAGGAGCGCCGCCGCAGGGGTTCGCGATGAGCGGAAGATCCATTGAGGCGCGCCTTGTCGTCTCGGCCGAGGACAAGGCGACTGCGGTATTCAACGCGATCGCCGCGACGATCGACAAGCTGGCTAAATCCGGCAAGAACATCGACAATCTGGGCAAGTCGTTCGTCTCGGGAGCCCGGCACGTCGATGCGATGGGCCAGTCCGTCGAGCGGCTCGACAGGCGCATGGGCCGGCTGGCGCAGGCCGGCCGCGCCATCGATCAGGTCGCCCGCAAGGCAGCGGCCATCGATTTGGTTGGTGGCGGGGCGGTGGCCTTTCTCGCCAAGCGCGGCGCGGCCGCTGTCAAGGAAACCTATCGGGAGTTCGATAAGGTTTACCGCGCCACTTCGGCGTTCGGCGGGCTTTCCCGCGCTCAGATGGAACCGTTGGTCAATCAGGCCATCCGCGGCGGCGCGACAACCAAGTACAACGACATTCAGTGGCTGGAGGCTCACAAGGAACTGGCGCAACGCGGCATCCACGATCCTCAGTCGATCATGGGGCTGGCAGAGGTGGCTGCGAATCTCGGCCAGGCGTTTGACCTGCCGCTCAAGGAGTCCGTGCAACTGCTCGAAGGTGCGCTGTTTGGATTCCAGAAGGATGTCAGCACCTTCGCGAAGGCCGTAGAGAACGCCGGCCGCACGGCGGATATTCAGGTGAAGGCGGCTAAGTCGTCAGGCATGTCGCCCGACGATATTCGAGAGCTTTACAAGTACGGTGCCACTCCGGCTCACCTCGCGGGATTGTCGGAAGAAACGCTGCTCGCGTTCGGCGCGCTCGGTAAAAAGGCGAATATCGGCGGTGACGAAATGGGCGTCGCCTTCCGTGCTCTGACGGGGAAACTTCTGTCGCCGACCGCGAAAGGGCGCGAAGCCCTGGCGGCGCTCGGGCTCAACTACAGCGACTATCAGAGCTTGCCGAAGAGACTGAACACGGCGGGGTTCATCAGTCTTATCGCCCAGAATTACGGCGTTTCGCTCGACGAAGGTGCGCGGAGCAAGCTCGACGCGGCTTTTTCCAACCCTGCGGTCTTTGGGAGCAGTGCGTTCGCTGCCGCGGTTATGGATGCTGTCGGCGGCCAGACTGGGGCCTCGACGGCGTCCAGTAAAAAGAAGATCGCAGGCGCAGCCGAGCGGTACAGGACGAACAGCCGGACTGGCATCGACGCCGACCGGCTGTTTTCGGACATCATGAGCCGCATGGCCGGCAACATCGCTCTGTCGAATGCGTATTTTGGGGAAAAGCAGGGCGCAAGGATCGCGACGGCTCTCCAGAACGAGGCGCGTTTCAACGACCTTGTTTCCGTTCTGACAGGGCAGAAGCCGGGCTTTGCCGGCGACATCGCGGCCGAGCGGATGTCCGGCTTTGACGGTGCGGTGTCCCGCTTCGAAGGCGCGATCAAGAACTTTGAGACATCCGTCGGGCGGGCGAACGACGGTGTCCTGACAGGGTTCTACAATGTGGCCGGTCAGTCCATTCAGCACCTCGCCGAGTTGCCGCCGGCCATCACGCAGTTCGGTACGCACGTTTTGGCGTTCGGCGCGTCGGTAGCAGCGGTCCGTGCCGCGACCGCCGCGCTTGGTTTGGTTGGAGGCGGTTCGGCGCTGGCCGGCCTGCTGCGTTTCGCGAGGTTTGGCACATGGGGGCTTGTGGGCGGTGCACTTTGGTATGGCGTGTCGTCCGTAATCGAGGATTGGGACAAGCTGCATGAGTCTAAGACCGCGGATCAGCTCGACATGCGCGGTGGATACAGCCCCTACACGGGCGCATTTTCGCGGCGAAGCGCAGGAAATTGGGGAAACGCGAACGCCCCTGCCGTAAGCATTTTTCCGCACCCGCTCGACCGTTTTGCTCCAGGCCGATTGCTGCCGCTCACCGGAATCGGCTCTGGCCTCCACGGGGACGTCAAGGGCGAGGTCACCGTCACCATCAAGGTTGAGCCGGGCTCCGGCCTGCTCGATGTGAAAGCGGCGGCGGATCGCGCGGCGGCTGCGGTGCGCGGCACGCTTAACGCCAACGGGCCGGGCTCGGCCGGCACGTCGTCGCCGGACGCCGCGCCTTCCCTGATGCCGAACGTGCAGTAGGAGCGTCATGCGCGACTGGATCAACGACCTCTGGCCGGCGTCCTTCCGCGGCGTGGCGTTCTTCGTCGACGCCGATCAGGAGGAGGGTGGCCGGCGTCTCGCCGTGCACCAGTTTCCCGGCCGCGACGATCCGTTCCTCGAAGATCTCGGCGAGGAGAAGCGCGCCTTCGAGGTGACGGCCTATGTCGCCTCCGATCTCGCGGACGTCGAGGCGGCGGCGCTGACGGCAGTCTGCGCGTCTGGCGGGGCGGGGACACTGGTGCTGCCGGCGCACGGCCTGCTGCTCGTCCAGTGTCAGGCGTTCAAACGCTCGCGCCAGAAAGACCGGGCCGGGTACATCGCCTATTCGCTCACCTTCATCCGCGACGGCGCGGCGGTCAGCCTCGTGTCGCTGTCCTCGCTGGCGAATACGGTGTTTCTCGCTGCCGGCGCGGTGTCGGCGGTGGCGGGCGCGGCCTTTGCCGCGGCTGTTGCCGTGCTCGACCAGCCGGACCACGTCGTCGAGGCGGCGGTCGACGGCCTGCAGGACGGGGCTGCGCAGCTTGAGGCGATCCGCACCGGCGAAGCCGTGGACCCGGCCGTGAGCGCGGCGCAGAAACTCGCCATTCAGGCGATCTATGACGATGCGCCGGAGACCGTCACCAGGCTCGACGGCGCGTCCGGCGACACCGCCGCCGCGCTGGTCGATGCAGCCCGCGCGCTCGGCGACGGCATGGACCCGGCGCAGGCCGCGA